AACGAGGAAGCGGCGCTGCTGGGCGCTGAGCAAAGCCATTTTGCCAATCCGGACGGCTATCATCATGAGGAGCATTATACCACGGCTTACGATCTGCTGCTGATCTCGCTGGAGGCCCTTCAGCATCCCACCATCCGCGAAATCTGCGCCATGACCACCAGCACTCGCACCCTGGTGTCCGGCCAAAAAGTTACCTGGAACAACAACAATCAGCTGCTGCAGCAAAAGAGCCTTTACTATTATCCGGGGGTCACCGGTTTGAAATCGGGCTTCACTTCCCCCGCCGGCCATTGTATGGTGGCCACGCTGACCAAGGCCGGCAAAGAATACGTCGCCATCGTCCTCAAAAGCCCGAACAGCACCCAGCGCTGGCTGGATATTCTCCAGTTGCTTCACGCTGCATAAACCCGGTTATTTCCTGTCGTTTCGGTTCGATATGGGGCATACTAAGCCTGTCAGGAAAGGCAGGTGAGGATCGTGTCCTATATTCATCCCGCCCTGCGCGAACAATGGGAAAACGTTCCCATCTATATTAAAAACCGCATTCTGGAAGCGAACGTGACCATTGAGACGGCAGAAGAACTGCAGACCTGCGTGGCGCTGATCGAAAAGCAGGAGCAGTGCTGCGGGGACTTGTAATCCAAAGGAGAGCGACGTATGGCAAAGGCCGGCATGCGCCGTCCGGATCCGAAGGATCCTCACGGCACCGAAAGCAACCGCAAAACTCACTTTCCCAAGAACGAGGTGGCACCTGTTCCGGAAATTCAAGGTAAAGCCAAAACCACCAAGGAAAAAGCCAAACCCATCACCGAAAAATAAGCGAAACGAGCAGGGCAAACACCCTGCTCGTTTCACTATGCTTAAGCATGTAGGGGACAGCGCGAAGCGGTGGCCCCTACAAAAAGCCGCCCGCTAGGCGGGTGGGATTGTGGGCTTAAGCAAGAGCAACACCTTTCCTGGTATAATGACGATGTTCAAGCCGTCAAAAAAGAAGGAAAGGTGTTGCTCTATGGCACAAAGTTTAGCACATTCAAAATGGGTATGCAAGTACCACATCGTGTTCAGTCCGAAGTATCGAAGAAAGATCATCTACAACCAATTACGAGTGGATATACAGCAGTATATTCGGGATTTGTGCAAATGGAAGGGTGTGGAGATATTGGAGGGGCATATGATGCCCGACCATGTGCATCTGCTGTTGTCGATACCGCCGAAATATTGCGTCTCCAGCTTTATGGGGTACTTGAAAGGGAAATCGGCAATGATGATCTTTGAAAAACACGGGAATCTGAAGTACAAGTTCGGCAACAGGCACTTCTGGGCAACCGGGTATTACGTGAGTACCGTTGGACTGAATGAGGCAACCATCAAGAAATATATCCGAGAGCAGGAAAAGCAGGATATGCTCGAAGACAAATTGACTACCAAAGAATACGACGACCCTTTCAAGGGTAGCCGGTAGTCAGTCCACTACGGCTTGAACATAGTGAAAGCCAGCGTCTTTTAGGCGCTGGCCTTCCTATGCCCTTCTAGGGCTCCTTCATGCCACCCGTTTTACGGGTGGTCATGACTTATTGAAACGAAGGGAGGAAAGAAAGTGAATGAGGATAAACGCATGGCCGGCGACTATGAGATCATCCACGCCATTAAAATTGGCGACCGCGAGATCGTGATAGGCGAAAACCAAGCCGATGAAAACGGACAAAAATATATGACCGCCATCGGGGAATGGAACGACCTGTTTGAACGGTACGGCGATGTGCTGGTCAGCGACGATTACCCGGAAATCGTCAAATATTTCGGGGAGCGTGTGGCGGCGCAGGCGGAGAAAACACGCGAAGAGCTGTTCGCGCCGAGCTTTCAGGGCATTGACAATGCGCCGATCACCGCCGATGGCTGCACGCCCATCACGCACGGCGATGATCTGAACGGAAAAATCGTCGTCATCAAGCCGGAAATCCTGCGCCGGGAATACCGTGCGGCAACGCGGCAGCTAAAGATCTGTCTGGGCGGCTTCGGCGCAAGCCCGGACAGCCGCGGCTCTGCGGTTTTCTGCAAGGATTTATACAGCGGCAAGGAGGCGCGGTTTGAGCGCCGGGACATTTTAGGCATTATGGAGCCGGACAAGCTGCCTGCATGGGCGCAGCACGGGCTTACAGCCATTCAGCAGGAGCGAAGTAAAAAAGAAAGCAGCAAGGAGGCGCGATAATATGGAACCACGCACAAACGCCGATTATCTCATTACAGATTCCATTCATATCGGCAAGACGGAGTTTGTAATCGGAGAAAACCAAACCCGCTTCGGCACGATGTATGTCACATGGGAGTGCAAGAACGGCGACAACTACTTTTGGGGTCATTATATGGACAGCCGCGGGGCGGCGGAGAAAGACCTTTTGGAGCGTGCCGGACAGGAGCTTGAAATACAGCAGCAGCGCATGGATAAGCAGCCGAAGGGAAAGGAGCGTGAACGATAATGATGACAGAACCGGGATATTCCCCATGGGGAGAAATCCAACATTGCGATATGCTTACCCCCGGCATTTACTCGGTCAGCACAGCCAGCCACGGCGGAATTATGGCGCGAATGGATACGGCGAAAAAAGTGTTTTCCAAAGCTGCTCTTGACTGCGCCTTCTTTGAGTGCGGCTGGTATTGCTTTGAGGAGGACTGCGCCGCTGCCGTGGCGCTGCGTGAGCTGATGGATAAGCGGCTTTTTACCGCGCCGGTCAATGAGTATTACGCGCCGGGCGAATATGAAAAGCTGATCGACGGCAGCGTACAGCGGTACTATCCGCAATACTGGGAGGCGCGCAAGCAGACGCTTGAACAGAACAAAGGACAAGACACACCACCCGCTAAAAAAGAAAAGGAGCGTGAGAGATAATGAATGATACGACCCTGTATATTCGCCCTGTTACACTGCCGGAGCAAAACTACACCTATTCCCAAAGTCAGCAAATTTCCATGCAGACCGGCTTCATCGGATATTTGAGAGCCGATATGGATTCAAACGGCGAGGGCTTTTTCTCCACATGGAACGATTTTCGCAAAGACCTCAAGACGCAGGCGTTCAAGGATGAATTTGACGAGGTTATCAACGGGTTTCGGGACGAAGGTTATTTCCTGCATAACCGCGCGGCGCTTTCCAAATACTGCAATTCTCATCCCGAAGCCTCTTTTGGAAAAGACAGCTTGGGGAATGAGCGTGAATACGGAGTTCGCGTCGATACCGACCAATACGCCTAGGAGGTCGCCATGAGCAAGATAAAAACACGGGAAACGGTCAAGGACATCAAGGTATTGGACAAAGCCGCAGTTGCCGGTGAGCGCATGAAGGACGCTTTTATCCGCACCAAGGATACAGTGCAGAATCTTTCCGATGACGGTCAGGTAAGCCCGACCGAATATGCGGAGGACAAGATTCAATACGCGGCGCAGGATGTCGCGGAGGACACCGGACGCGCCGTTTCCTCCGGCACAAAGAAAGCGGTGAACAAGGGCAAGGAAGCCTACCGGCAGCATCGTGAGATCAAAAAAGCAACAAAAGCCGCCGATAAACCGCCGTCTGCCGCAAGGCAAACGGCAAGCCAAGCCTCTCGCTCTGCACGGGGACAGACGAACCGGACGGTGCGCAGCACGCAGCAGGCCGGAAAGCAGACCGTTAAGACCGCACGGCAAACAGAGCGCACCGTCAAGCAAACGGCGCGCTCCACGGGGAAAGCAACGGCCAAGGGCGCGAAAGGCACGATAAAGACGGCACAGAAATCCATTAAGACCGCGCAAAAGACGGCAAAAACCACCATCAAGACCACGCAGCAGGCAGCAAAGGCGGCACAGAAAACCGCACAGGCAACGGCGAAGGCTGCAAAGGCGGCAGCACAGGCAGCGAGAGCCGCCGCGAAAGCGGCAGTTGTAACGGCAAAGGCGGTTGTAAAGGCTACTATCGCAGCGGTCAAGGCAATTATTGCCGCGACAAAGGCGCTGGTTGCGGCTATCGCGGCAGGCGGCTGGGTGGCGGTGGTCGTTATCGTGGTCATCTGCCTGATCGCGCTCATTGTCGGCTCCTGCTTCGGTATCTTCTTTTCCAGCGAGGACACGGGCGGCCAGCCCATGACCGAGGTTGTGCGTGAAATCAATACCGATTATGACGGTCAGCTCGAAAGCATAAACGCCTCCGTCAGCTATGATGTTCTGGAAATGTCCGGCTCCCGCGCCGTCTGGAAGGAGGTGCTTGCCGTTTATGCGGTCAAGACCACCACCGACCCGGACGATCCGCAGGAAGTAGCTTCTATGGACGATGGAAAAAAGGCGCTGCTCAAAGAGATATTCTGGGCGATGAACATCATCGGCTCCCGCACCGAAAGTAAAACCGAAACGGTGATAACCGAAACCGATGACGGCCACGGCAATATCGTGGAAACCGAAACCACCGTCACGCAGACCTATCTCTATATCACGGTCAGCCACAAGACCGCCGATGAAATGGCAGAGCAGTATGGCTTCAGCGCCGATCAGAGAAAACAGCTTGCAGAGCTACTGGCTGATGAAAACAATTCGCTCTGGACGGCGGTGCTGTACGGCATTACCGGCTCGGACGGGCAGATCGTCGCCGTGGCGCTCTCGCAGGTCGGCAATGTGGGCGGTCAGCCTTATTGGAGCTGGTACGGCTTTAACTCCCGTGTGGAATGGTGCGCCTGTTTCGTTTCGTGGTGTGCCAACGAGTGCGGGTATATAGAGGCCGGAATCATCCCCAAATACGCAGGCTGCGTAAACGGCGTCGCATGGTTTAAGGAGCGCGGATCATGGCAGGACAACTCTTACGAGCCGCGCCCCGGTGATATTATCTTTTTCGACTGGGATGATGAAAACGGACAGGACGGGCTTTCCGACCATACCGGCATTGTGGAAAAGGTCGAGAATGGCAGGGTTTATACCATTGAGGGCAACTCCGGCGATAGCGTTCGCCAAAGAGATTACCCGCTTGGGTATTATGAGGTGCTGGGCTTCGCAACACCAGCGTATTGACAAAACCAGCCGCCCGTAAAGGCGGCTGGTTACATACATAAAGCAATCTATTGCATTGCCGCTCGCAGCATCTTCATGTAGTCCTCTCTGACGTCATCCGGCGCGGCGATTTTCATTTTCCCGCCGAAGCCGAACACCCAGCCGAAAAAGGTACGGCTGACAGAAATCTCGACTGTGGCGATAAAGGTTCCGTCTCCGCAGGGGGCGGTGCATACAGACCGTCCGAAGCGGTCGATCACCGTTTTCATCAGGCTGTTGTCGCATTTCAGCCTGACCTCCTTCGTTTCGCCATCGTACATGGAGAAGATGCCGATCAGATAGGCAATCGGATCAAAGCCGTCCGGCTTGCGCGTCGCGCTCTTTTCCAAAACGGTCGGGCATTCCATACGGTCAACGCGGAACTTTGTGATTTTTCCGTGCCGCTCAGAGTGACCGAGAACGTAGTAATTATCGCTGCACCAAAGCAGGGCATACGGGCTGAACTCGTAATAGCAGCCATTATGCTTAAATACTTTTTTCTTCTGCACGGTGTATTCGTAGTACCGAAAGCGTATCTGCCTTTTACAGTTAATCGCCTTATGGATCGTATCTATCGTGTAGTAAAGCGCACGGTTGTCCGATTTGATCCGCCCCTCCACAAACAGATGCCTGTTCAACTCCTTTGCCAGATGAACGCTTGTCAGGCTGCACAGCTTTTCTACCAGCTCCCGGCTCCGCTTTGCCGGAATGAATCTGGAGGATTCCACCGCGTCCACCAGCAGCTTAAGCTCCGGCAGTTCAAATGTTCGTGATGACAGATAATACAGATTCCGGCTGCTCTTTTGACATTCGATGTCAAAACCGGCGCGTTGAAGCGCCTCAATGTCTGCGGGAAGCGTGTGTCGGTCAATGTCTATGTCTTTTTCGGCAAGACCGCTTACAATGTCGGCGGTGCTGGCAAAATGCTCCTCGTCCGTGTTTTGCCAAAGGTATTTCAATATGTATAACAGTCTGCTCTTGGATTCTGTCATAGCGTCACTCCTGTTGTTTTTTGCGGAAGCCCTTATTTCTTTGAGCTTCTTTTCAGCTCGTATGTCCCGCCGACCGTGCCCTCGCCACCGATCAAGGTAAGGGTATTTCCGTCAACGGTAAATTCATATTCGGAATCCCGCACCGACTCGTTGGCGTAATCGATCATGAGCTTATTGCCGTCGATGGTATAGGTGAAATCGTAGGATATGGAGGGCAGCTCCATTGCGCCGCTTCCGCTGCCGTCAAAGGAATAGGTGGTCGTTCCGTCGAACTCCCATGTGCCTGCAAGTGCGTCCGTGCCGCCGGAGCAGCCTTTTGCCAGCAGTATAATGCCAACGATGATTACCGCCAGTGCGGCGATCGCACCGCAAAGCACCATACGGCGCTGCGTCTGTTTTTTCTTCCTTTTTCTGATTCTCTCTACCGTTCGATCTGACTCGTTCGGGAATCGTCCCGGCGGTTGCTGCCTGACGGGGCGGTTCGATTGATAATCCTGCATCATGTGGTTCTTCTCCAGTCCAAGCGAAAGGGCGATGACGGCAATGTCCGTCACCGCCCTTTGCTCAAAGGTTCGCAGCTGATTTATTCAGCGTTTTCTTTCTTCTTTTTGCTGTAAGCGGTGATGCCGATCACTGCGCCGCCGCTGATAAACAGCAGTGCGATCCAGAGGATCATATTGCTGTTGTCACCGGTCTGCGGAGAATCCGGACCAGTCGGCTTGCCCGGCTCAGTCGGTGTTCCGGTAGCCGGAATCTCAACTGCCGCCTTCTTGTAGCCGCAAACCTTGCATTCTTCATGCTTGGAACCCTTTTTGGTTGCAGTTGCTTCCTTATCTACCACCCACTTGAAGTCGTGCGCCGCCTTATCGGCCTTATCTCCGCAAGAGCACTCATGCCAGTGGTTGTCGGCATTGTACTTCCACTCGCTGCCGTAGCTGTGAGTATGCTCACCGCCGCCGGTTGCCGGGATAGTTTCGGTTGTCATCGTATAACCGCAGACGGTGCATTCCTTATGCTTTGAGCCGCTTGTGGTAGCTGTTGCCGGGGTGTCGATAATCCATTCGCCGGCGGTATGCGCCGCCTTGCTGCCCTCGATGATCACGCCGCAGCCGACAACGGTGCACTCTTTCCAGTGATCGGTATTATCGGACTTCCAGTCGGAAGCGCTATGACCTGTTGCCGCAAGGATTACGCTTGTCTTGTTGGTAATTTCGGATGCACCGGTTGCATCCTCAAACCACTTGTCACAGCCGTCGCAGGTGTAATATGCCGTGTTACCTTTCTCCGTGCAAGTAGGAGCCTTTGCGGGAACGAGGGTCAGTTTGTGCGTATGCGGTACGGTCTTGTCATATCCGCAGGTGTCGCAGATGTTATCGCTGCCGTAATCGTGAGCCGCCTCGTCCTTCTTTTCGTGACAGCGAGAGCATTCTTTCCAATGATTGTCTGTGTCCTTGCTCCAATCGCTTGCCCATGCGTGCCCGAGCTGTGTACCTGCTGCTGTAAAGGTTTCTGTTGTGCTGATCTCTCCGCAGGAGCAGCTCTTGAAATATACTGCATCGTTGGTGCAGTCGGCAGCCGACTTGAGGGTTTCCGGCTTCTGAATTTCCTGATCGTAGGTATGGGTATGGGGAATTGTGTAGGCCGCTTTCACGCTGACTTCACTATCAGGCATTATGAAAGTAGTGGTTTCACTGTTCGCATCTTCAAGAGTAGTGTTGCCGCTTTCTACTACCCACTTATCAAACACCTTACCGTCAGGAGCCGCATTTGCGGTCAGAGTAATGGTTGTGCCTTGCGCCGCTTTACTGATTTCGCTTCCTGCACCGATTGTCGCTTTGCCGTCCGTTACGATGATGGAATACTCTTTACTCTCCCAGATTGCATAGAAGGTAGTATCCGAGCTTACTTCATAGGTCGTGCCGGAAATAACCGAACCGTCGGCACTGGTTGACCAGCCCTTGAATTGCTTGCCTTCCGGTTCAGTAAAACCGCAGGAGGGCAGGGTGTAGCTGCCGGAAACGCCGGTGACATCTGCCATTGTGCCGCCGCCACCGTTGGCATTGAATCTGACGGTATACTCGGCAGGGGCGGGAGGCGCGTCCTTCCACAGCGCCTTGACTGTGATATCAGCGGTGACGGTCACAGGGGCGTTCACCGGATACTCCGTGCCGCCGATCTCCCATGCCTTGAACTGCTTTCCTTCGGGCGCAATAAACTCGCACTCCGGCAGAGAATACTCGCTGCCGTGCAATATCTTCTTAGCGGGCATTGCGGTGGTGACCTCCTCGGGCAGCTCCTCAGGCTCGGAGCCGCCGTTAGCGTCAAAAGTGACGGTATGCTCGTTGCGCATTTCAAACGCTGCGGTGATGGTAACATCTCCCTCCGGCTGGGTGAAGGTATAGGTATCGTCCCCAACCGCAACGGCGGCAGGGTTGCCATTGACGGACAGCGTGCTTAGCATATAGCCCTCGTCGGGGTCAATGGAGAGCATGACAAGCTCGCCCTTAAAGAACAGTGGCGTGCCGTCCTCGGCGGTTCCCGCGGCGTTCACCACCTTGACACTGCCGTGTTCACTTCTCTCAGCCGTTACCCTGTACTGCGGCGCACCCTCCACTGTCACACTGATTGCGAAATTCTTCTTCCATTCCTCTCCCGGACGTGTGATAACATCAAGCCCCGATTTGCAGCGCACTCCGGTGCCTTCCAAAATCACCGTTCCGTTGACCGTAAAGGTCTGCTCCCGCTGGGACTGCGGATCATAGTCCTTCGGGATCTCCCACGAAACCTTGACAGGTATCCAACCGGAGGTGTCAGCTGCATAAACCCCGATTTGGACCTTGGAGAGCTCTTCTTTCAGATCCTGTTCCCTGGAAATACGGATCGGCTGCGCAGGCGCCACATCCCAATGGTCCTTCTCCCGCACATTGGTCAGGTAGTTCCAGAAAACCCTGAACGACTTGTAGGAGGCCACATTTCCGCAGGCGTCTTCGATGATAAGCGTGTGTTGGATGCTGTTGTCATACTCTGCCGGGATCGTATAAACGCCATTTTCATCCGGCGTCAGAAGCTCAGCTTTCCCACTCGGGGATGTATGGCAACGAACCGTGACGGGCGATGAGTCCTCTACCTTGAACCGCAGGTTGCCGTAATACCTACCATAGTTCTCCAGTTCCTTTCCGGTAGAAAGATCAATGGCTTTCGGGTTCTCGACGTCAATGATTATATTCGGCGTAGATACAAAGGTCGTTCCCGTCGGGTTCGTGGCTTTGGCGTAGACATACCAACCGCCGTTTTTTTCATACGCCGCGGCGTCTATTGTGATTAAGATAAATGGCAGCACGATCGATCCCGGCGTGGCTTCCGCTATCTTGTATTCCTTCCAGAGGGACTCGTCAAGCGCTGCCAGCTCTTCCTGCGTGTAGCGATTCGGAGAGCTGAGGTAATAGCCCGGCTTCGCGTCCGTGTCGACCCACATGCCTATCTGATAGGAATTCCCAACCATGGACGCGCCCTTGAGATAGTACGGTTCGTCCGAATCCGCGTTATATCCCGTGAAGTACTGACCCGTCCCCAAGCGAAGCTCGACCTTTGGAGGCTTCGTCGAATAGTTCAGCACGAGCGTCCGGTTTTTGGTGATCAGACCTGCCCGGAACTCTCCCTTTTCCTTGTCATATGGGATTTTCGTCCCGTCTGCCTCATCGGTCAGCGTTGCCGACACGCCCGCTGGCAGCCTGATTTGGAGCACCAGATATTCATTGTGCGGCAGCATCAGATCGGCGTAGGTCTTTTTGCCGTCCGGGCTGATGACCTTCACGTGGTGCCGCCTGTAGGTTCTGACTGTGGCCGTAGTCTCGTTTCCCGCGTTGTCAGTCGCAACCACGGTATATTCCGCTCCCGCATCATTGTTGCCGCCATCCGGCGCGGGGAGACGATAGGTGGGGCCGGCTTGCGGCTCGCCGTTGATGGTCACCGACTTGATGCCGGAGGACGCTTCACCATCCAGCGCCGGGTCGCTCACGGTGAAGGTGTACGCGCCGGGATTTCCATCGAGGGTGTCCTCGACGGTGTAGCTCTCACCGTCCTTCAAACCCTCCAGCACCGGCGCCTTCGTGTCCGTTCCCATCACATGGCCGCACACAGTGCAGAGCTGCTTCTGATTGCTCCAGTCGCCGGGGATGTGCTTTCCGTTTTGCTTGGACATCTCCGCCACCGGGTCACGCGCCTGACATTTCATATTCCGGCATGCCCAGACGTGGCACGACTGCCGGTTTACCCAGCCGAAGTCGTGCTTCCCGTTGCAGGGGTCGTCGATCAGCTCCAGTTCCATTGCGTTGATCGCCCAGCCGTAGTTCTTCACGTACGGCAGCGTCAGCAGCTGCACGTCGATGCGCCCGTTCTCGTTGGGAATCAGGATATCATAGAGGTTCCAGAAGAAAGTAAAATCGTCGTTGCGGTTGATGGCTTGCGCCTCAACCTTCAGCTTTATCAGCTTTCCATGGTATGAGCCTATTTTGATGGACTTGTAGTCTTCGGGCAGGGGGTTTCTGACAAAATCTCCTATATATCTTAGCACTGTGCTGTATACCTTGCCTGAGTATACAAGATCGCCGTAGCCCATAGCTGCCGCGTTCGAGCCAAATTGATTATAGCCTGTTGTAAGCTTCAGCTTCGCGTCCGTCACGGTGATGTTCTGACCGTGACACCAGCGTCCGCCGCCGATGGCCGCGCCGTATGCGCCGTGCGCGTTCACCTCGCCGCCGGTGATGGTGATATCGCGCGCCGGGACGAACTGACCACCGCCGATGCCCGCGCCGTTGTAGCTGCCGCAGGCGTAGACCTTGCCGCCGTAAATGTTGATATTATAGGCTGCGGTGTCGCCATCCATGTCCTGCTCCGATGTCCAGCAGCCCCCGCCGATACCGGCTCCTGCCGTGCCGCCGGCGGCGGAAATATCGCCGCCGTAGATGTAGATATCGCGGCCGCGGCCTTCGTAGCTGCCGCCGATGCCGGCACCCATTTCGCCTCCCGTCGCCTCGATTTTACCGGAGTAGAAATACAGCTTCTCGCCGCTGCCGTTTCTGCCGCCGCCGATGCCCGCGCTGTATTTGCCGCCCTTGGCGATGATGGTGCCGCTCCAAAGCGAGGGGTTCGTCTGAGAGCCGAAGTGCATATTCACGCCGTGACCGTACATATCAATGTTGTAATAGGTGGTCCCAAAATACCGGATGGCATAGCTGCCGCCGATGCCCGCGCCGGAATAGCCGCCCTGACACGTCACGGTGGTGCCGCGCATCACCTGTACGCACAGCTGTCCTTCGCTGCGGTTTTTCTGGATAGCCGCGCGGCCGCCGCCTCCCGTCAGCTTACTGTCCCGGTTGATAAAGTACAGATACGCCGACGCCTTTCCGTGCAGCTCGATGGCCGGTGTCTTGGCGTCCTTCTTCACCTGAATATTCACGTTATCCAGGAAGATGTGCGGTGCCGCCTTCTTTCCGTTGATCTGAATCTTCTTGGTCCAGACAAAGTCCGGATCGCTTGAGGACGAATAGATATAGTATGTCTTGCTGTCGTTGATGTTGATGTCTTTCGTTCTGCCGCACAGATCGATCTCCACATCAAATTTTGCGGGGATAGTATCCATCGCGCCGGTCTCCGCTGCCGACGCTGTGGTCGGCAGCAGCGTCAGCACCATGCAGCATAGGAGCAGGATGCTGAGTATTCGTTTCTTCATTTCTCGTTACCTCCGTTCAAGTATTGCGAGCGGTATTTATCTGCAAACAGAGCGACGCCCTGCTTTAAGACCTCCATCTGGGTTTGAAGATAATATTCGTCCTCGAACATGGCGTAGTGTACACAGGCGCGGACGAAGATAAAGATCAGCGGCGTGATGACCGTGTACGGAATACCTATTTTCGGCTCCAGTCGCTTGGCATACTCGGTATAGCGCTCGTTGACGCCCTCAAAAAATTTCTTGCCATGCTCGATATACTTCGGGTGCGTATAGATCTGATACATCAGCCGGTATTTTTTGCCATGCTTCTTTGCCGTCCAGTAGGGAACCTCCTTCACAAACCGGACGACATCCTTCGGGTCGGTGGGCGCCATTTCCATAAAGTCGTCCTCGACCTTTTCCATACAGTATGCCGTTGACTCAATAATCAGCTCGTCAAGGTTTTTGAAATACGAATAAAGATTTGCCTTTGTGCAGCCGCAAGCGTCGGCCAGGGCTTTGATCCCCGTGCCCGTCAGCCCGTTTTCAGCATAGCAATCAAAGCATTTTTCCATCATTTCGCGCTTGCGCGCATTGTGCTGTTGCTCTGTTGTTTTCATGTTGCTTCGCTCCTTTTATGCGCACCGACCGTTCGGTTATGATTAGTATAACATAGAATTGTGTCGATTTCAAGAACTGTTCGAGAAAAATCGAGGAAAATCAAATTTCAATATAATCTCATAAAAAAGTCCTTACAGCAGAAAGAAAAAAGCGGCTTACCTCAACGATCAAAACCGTACTAATGAAAATGTCTTTGTTATCTCTGGCTTTTTCAACCTGAAGCCTCTGTGTCTTTTTCTTTCTGCTGTAGTTAATCTTCAGTTGGGTAGTTCACTTTCTCCTTCCACCATGACAGGTGGTACCTGTCACCAAGTAGGCGCAGTTGTCCCTTGGCGGAGCGTGTTGCTTTTTTTACTCCGCTTTCAGTCGGAACAGCAGACTGCTCTTGCCGCCTTTCTTACGGTATCGCTGCTCGGTTTCGAGCAGTCCCGCTTTTTTGAGGTCACGGATTCCGCGGCGGACGGTGGAGGGTGAATACTTGAGGTCGGCGGCTATTGTCGGGATGGCAGGCCAACACTCGTTGTTCTCATTTGTCCTGTCGGCGAGATAGATATATACCGCAACGGCGCGGTGCGGCAGCTCGGTGCGGTAGAGAAAATCAAGACGGCTCATTGCTTTGCACCTCCGTTTCTGTTAAGTCTTTTATAATCTCTGCTTCCGTCATGTCGGGAGCAGTTTCTTTTTTCGGCGGCGAGGTACGGATGGGCTTGCGCGCAAGGAATTCCCGCCGACCATCCTTGCTGTTTTTCAAAATCGTTTTGCCGGGAAAAAAGTCTTATTTTATGCGCCTTTACAAACTTTTTTGCCTTGCGCTGGCAGATTTTTCAGCCACCACAGGGTTTGCCCTCTTGCAATGGATGTATGGAATCGTGTATAATACAGTCATACCGAAACTTACCGTTTCAGATAGACAGGAGTGGATACCATGCGCTATAAAGACAAAGAGCTGATGGATGAGATCATCGAATGTGTGGACGATTTTTATATAGAGAACCTGCGTTCCCCCTACACCGCCGAGATCGGAGAGGCGCTGGGGATCGCCAAAAGCACCGTCCACCGCTATCTCGTGGAAATGGATGAAAGGAATATGCTGGAATACGGCAGACGGCGGATCGTCACGCCGCAGATCCGCAAATTCAGCGGCGACATCACACGGGCGGGCATTTTGGGAAGCGTCGCCTGCGGCGAGCCGGAGTATGCGGAGGAAAACTTCGAGGAATATGTCACGCTGCCGGTGGCGCTGTTCGGCAAGGGAGATTTCTTCATTCTCCGCGCACACGGCTACTCTATGGTCGAGGCCGGAATCGAGCCGGGCGATATGGTGGTCGTGAAAAAGCAGAATACCGCCAACGAGGGAGATATTGTCGTTGCCCTGGTAGGCAGCGATACCACGCTCAAACGGTATTATACGGACAGGAAAAGGCGCTGCGTGCGTCTGCACCCGGAAAACAAAGAGATGACCGACATTCTCACAAAGGACTGCCGGATTCAGGGCGTGGCGCAGCATGTCATCAAGGCTCTGTGACGGGCGCGAGAGGAGATTTATATATGCAGGTGTATATTTCAAATAAAGAGATAGCCGAGATAGCGGAAGGGCTTGTCCGACAGTTCAGCGGCGGCTCCCCGCCTGAAATGGTGGATATAGACAGCATCGCGGCGCATTTGAAGCTGACGGTCGTGTACGACTCCATCGCAGAGGAGGAACGGGACAAGATCGCCTTTCTGTCCGATGGGATTTACCCCCTAAAGGTTTACCGGGACGCAAAGGCGACCGGCGTGGTCTTTCCGAAGGACACGATCGTGCTGGACGATTTTCTTCTGCGTCCGGGAGAGGAAACGCACCGGCGCTTTTCGCTGGCACATGAGGTCGGACACAAAATCATCTATCTGGCTGACCCGTCCCAGCAAACGGCCTGCTTCGATACGCCGTATGACTGCGAAAAGCGGTACAGCCTGGATGAGCTGAAAGAGCGCATGACGCTGAATGAAGCACAGGCAAACGCGATGGCAGCAGCCATTCTTATGCCCCGCTTTATGATAGACGCCGCGCTGCAAAAATACCACAGGGGCAAACCCATTCCCATTTACGGCGAGAGTATCCTGCTGCCCAAAACAAAGGCGGCGCTCGTCCGGGTAGCGCAAATGCTGGGCGTGTCCCACTCCGCGCTGCTGATTCAACTGCGAAAGTACAAGCTGCTGGAGCAGCATGATGTCACCGAATACATCTCCGGGCATCTTGCGAAAGGCGGTGGCATCCCGTGAAGCCGAATATCCCGCCGAAGTTTACCGTCAAGCCGCTGCCGGAGGAAAAACGGAAAAAGCTGCTGGTTTCCTTTGAGGAGTGCGCCGGGCTGACCGAGCGCGAGCTGAACTGCCCTTACTGCGATTACCCGATTGACGGCGTATTCTCGGACGCGACCGGGCATTTGCGCGTCAAATGCCAGAAATGCAAGGCGAACATGGTGGTCAGCCTTGCCTACTTCCGCAGAAAGCGCGGATACGCCGTGTATAAGCGATACCGTCTGGCGAGGGAGCGCCGAAAGACTGCAACTGAATAAAGAACACACTTTATAACGCGTAAGCGGAGCCGGTTTTACCGTGACTTCCCAAGCACCGTATGAAGGCGAGAACAGAGGATCACTCTGTCTTGCTGTCATGCGGTGCTTTTTTGCTGCCCGTTTGCGCCTTCATACGATGTTAGAGAGTCCTTTCCCGGCTTAACGCTTGGAAAGGACTTTTTATGTTTTACGACCGCTGGCAAAGCGCCATAGCGAGGTATCCGTGATCTCCGATTTTTGATTCGCCAATCAAAAATCAAAAATTTTAGGAGATTACGAGAATGGCTAAAAATTACAACCGTTCAGATTATGCGCTCAACAAATACAGCGCATCCATTGTTTACTCCGGCGCAGACGGAGTCTATGAGCTTACAAAGGAAGCGTTTCTGGCAAGCGATCCATCGCTGACGGAGGCGGATTATGAATACTGGAAGCGAATTTCGGATGCTGATTACCTTGCCACCGCCCGGCGCGATACCTACGAGAGCAGGCATACCGTTTCGCTGGATGAACTTGCGGATGGTGTGCTTGCCGGTGAGGAAAGCACCGAGGACGAGGTGCTGGAGAAACTGGAGCCAACGGATAATCCCTACACCTATGAAAACGCCATGCGGATTTTGGACGCTTGCCTGACTGAAACGCAGAAGCGGCGTTTTCTGAAATACCGCAAATGCGGCATGACTGTACGGGATATTGCCATCGAGGAAGGCGTACACCCCAGCTCTGTTGATGAAACTATTCACGCGGCGGAAAAGAAAATAAAAAAATTTTTTGAAACCGCCTAAAAACACCCCGACAAAACGCCCTTTTTCGGACATTAGGTGAAGGGCAATGAAAAGCCGCGAAAGCGACAAGACTTCTCTCCCTTCAACCACAACTGAATAAGTCACGCATTTTGTACTTTCCTGCCGCTTCGAGCCGGACAAGCCCTGCGCCAAGACCTCCCACAAGGGAGCGAGCGACAACCAGGCGCTTGAGAATAACGGGCAGCACCCGTTAGGGCGATGACGGGCGGCAGGGTCAAAGATACTCATGTCCAGCCACAGGTCGAGCGTTGAAGCGTCGTAGGGGTCCCCGAAAAGTCGTAAGACTTTTTGGGGAGAGGAGGAGCAACAAAGCAAGCGAGCTTTTCGCCTTTAGGCGGAAACGAGCAAGCGGAGTTTGCTCCGACGATGTGAGCCGTCGCAACCAATGGGGGCATCCGGGCGAGAACCGCACCGGGGGTGGAAGTCCCGTGGAGCTGATAGCTGTCAGCCGCAAAATGCGTCCCTTCAGCGTTGAGGGGTGTTGAGGACAAATATCAACGCTTTTATGATAGGAACGCCGCGAGAGAAAGAACAGGAAGCCTTTGCGCTTATCCGAGCTACGACTTTCGCGGCGCTCCTACATACCAAATATGAAGGGAGATCACACACCATGATCAACAAAACAAAAGGCGCGTGGATTCTTGCGCGCACAACAGGAAATTCCGGGTACAGTCTGGCGGAGCGTCAGATTTCAGCATTGACGAGCGAGCTGCAAAGCGAGGGTTATTATCTTGCCGGAAGAAGCACGCTGCACTTTTCGATAAAAACGGAACACGGGAAAAAGGAAATCTTCCGTATGCTCAAAGCCGCCGAAAGCGGCAAAATCTCCGCCGTGTTCGTGTTCAGTATCAAGCACATCTCTCAAAACCACGACCTTGCCTTTGAGCTGGTGGACAGGCTCAACGAGCTGGGCGTTATCGTTTACGACAACGAAGGGTATCAGTATTCCTACGACTGGTACTGCAAGCAGATCGGCAAACGCTTTGTGGGGGGCTGCCGATGAGCGCGCCGTGCAAGCGGGGCGAGATGTTCTATGCAGACCTATCCCCGTATATCGGCTCGGAGCAGGGCGGGCGCAGGCCGGTCATCGTCATTCAGAACGATACCGGCAATCAGCACAGCCCCACGGTTATTATCGCCGCCGTCACGAGCAAAACGATGAAAGCAAGACTGCCCGTCCATGTTCGCCTGCCGAGCGAAATCGGGCTGGAAAAGGATTCGATTGCGCTGCTGGAGCAGATACGCACCATCGACAAATCCCGTCTTGAAAGCTATATCGGCAGACTGGACGAAGCAACGATGAGCCGCATTGACAGAGCGCTTGGTATCAGCGTGGGCATAGACAGGAAAATCGACTGGAGCGACGGCATCGAGCTTTGCCTTTGCGGGAAATGCGCGTCCGATTTCTTCAACACGCCCGGTCATTATATCAAGCGCGCAGATAAGGCGCAGACGATCAAGGACACCTGCACCTACTGCAATGTGCGGCAGGGATACGATTATATCGTGGTAGATAGATAAAGGAGGATTGTGAATGGCAAGAGGAAAGCAAACCATTCATGAGCCTGAGATCATCCCCATGCTTAAAACGGTTGAGCAGATGAGTAAGTACAGCGGCATCGGCATCAATAAACTCCGCGAACTGATAAACAACAGAGAGATTGAGTTCATCCAAAACGGAAACCGTTGTCTGCTGGCAGATCAGGCAATATGGGAGTGGTACAGCAGAAATTGCATCAAACCAACGCAATGTAATATATAGGAGGGATAAAGCGTGTCGGTAACAGCAAGACAAGTCAAAAACAAACGAACATCGGATGGAGGCAGCACCTCCAGAGCCGGTACGGTATATGATGTTTTTATTCGGTATAAAACCGCAGAGGGATATAAGACATATGGAAAGCGCGGTTTTCTTACAAAGAGCGAGGCAATCGACCATGAAGCGGAAATGCGTACAAAGCTGACCAATCCCGGCTATGAACCGATCAAGGCGGCTGACGCAAAACAAACCGTGCAGGAATATCTTGAATCTTGGGTAGAAGTTCATGGAAAGGCAAATCTACGCCCCAGCACATTCAGCAGCTATAAAAGCCACATCAAAAACCATATTGTCCCTTATATCGGGAATGTTCCTCTGAAAAAGGTCACTCCGGCAATGATAGACAATATGCTCAAACAACTCAGCGAAAAGGGACTGTCGGTCAGCACTTGCCGCTATGCGCAGCGTATTCTCAGCGTTGCGTTTGAGGCCGCCCGGAAATACCGATATATTGAGGGAAATCCGGCAAGGGATATTCTGACGAAGTTCGGAAAAGAGGCAAAGACGCCCGACCCATATACCGTTGAGCAGATGCAGCATCTTATGGCACTCGGCTCCGGCAACGAATGGCAAATGATTTTTGTCCTTAGCGGTCTTTACGGCTTGCGCCGAAACGAAGTTCTCGGTTTGCGCTGGGATAATGTTGACCTGAAAAACAGGCAATTTTCAATAACAGAACAATTGCCCTTCAAAGTCCCACCAAAAACAACGGTCATTACGGAAATGGCTCCAACAAAATCGCAAGGCAGGACACTTCCAATAACAGAGGTAACACTATCCTTTTTTCAAAAGCAGCTATCACTTCAACAAAAGCAAAAGGAGCTTTCGGAATTGTCCGGGCAACCATATTATGATAACCGTCTTGTGATAGCCAAAGCAAACGGAGCGCCTATGAGCGCCGAGCGTGTCACAAATAACTTTGCGCAGTTCCTTCGGCACAACGATATGCCGCATATTCGGTTTCACGATCTCCGTCACCCGTATGTCAAGCCCACGACAAAAAAATTTGCATCTTTTTTGAAGTTTTTTCGGGCAGCTGCAATAGCTGCCCGTAGCTGTTCCATACGGTATTCATGGCTCATGCTTCCTTTCCAGATTTCTCCGTTCCTAAAAAGTCCTGCGTAACATATTCTATCTCAATCCGATCCCCAGGAAAAACATATACCCTGTTGATAAGCCGGTCTATCAGCGATTGCGTCAGGACATCGGTGCTGCCTACTTCCTGAACAATTTCCCGCTGTTTCAGCCTCGCCTCATAATCACTCTGTATCTGTTTGGTCTGCGCTGTGATAGCGGCATGGACATTCTTGGCCTGTACCAGTTCCGCGTCATATACTGCTTTCTGTGACCGGTAGGTTTCCAGATCGATCTCGCCAAGCGCATACCGTTCATAAAGCTGCCGTTTGCTGTCCTGTATAGCCCGCAACTTATCTTCATGCTCGGCCTGCTGGACCGTCTGTAAATCCAGCTTATCTTTACTGCCGTCGATTCCCAACGCCGGACACATCTGCGCCCGGATCGTCTCAAAGACTACCTGCTCCAGATCAGCCATCTTTACCCGCACGCCATGACAGGGAAAACTTTCTGACACTTCGGAATGACGGCAATAAAACCATGCTCCATTTCTGAGTGACATAGCATGATCGCAGCATCCACAAAACACCTTTCCCCGAAGCAGATAGTCACGCCTTTTTTTATTGGGGAGGGAAAAACGCTTAATAGAAGTATTGGCCTGCTCAAACAATTCCTTGCTGACAATCGCGGAATGATGGTCGGGGATTTTGAACCACTCGCTTTCATCTTTGAGCTTCATGCAGCGGCTGCCGATTTCCTGCACCTTGCGTTTGCCGATTATGTAGGTGCCGATATACCGCTGATCCTCCAGCATCCGCAGGACTGTTGAACTGCTCCATACGCCGTGTGTCCTTGACACATTATAATGGTCTTTTCCGTTATCCCTCCGATACTCTCCAGGCGTGGGAATATGGAGGGCGTACAACTTGCGGGTGATCTCTGCTGCGGTATTGCCTTCAGCCGCCCATTCAAATATCAGACGGACATTTCCCGCAACATTTTCGTCCGGCTCCATACGCCCGTCTGCGCTTTTGCGGTAGCCGTAAGGACAGATAACGCTCTGGTACTCGCCCCGGCGCATCTTCGCATATTTGGCGCTTTTTGTTTTCATGGACATATCACGGCTGTAGCACTCGCTGATAAGATACTTAAAGGCAACATCAATCCCTCCGGTATCTCCTTTGAAATTGACGGTGTCAAAATCGTCGCTGACAGAGATAAACCGGGTGTGATAGAGCGGAAACACCCGCTCGATGAAATAACCGGTCTCAATGCTGTTGCGTCCAAACCGGGATAGGTCTTTGACAATGATACAGTCGATACTTCCTGCCTGCACCATCGTCAAAAGCTCCTGCACTGCGGGACGTTCAAAATTCGTACCCGTATGGCCATTATCGACAAACTCCAAAACCTCGCCATTATCCCATTCCGGCAGCGACATGGCTTTTTCCCGCAGGATAAGGCGCTGGTTCGGAATACTCAAACTTTCTGTCTTAATATCCTCCACGGATAACCGAATATAAAGGGCAATTACATATTTGCGCATGACTCCACTTCCTTTCCCTGAAATTCACTCTTAAAGCGGAAGGTCACATGAATATCCCGTTTGTGGTCTATCTCGATCCGCTCAATCAGCCGGTCAATCAGTTCTGCCGTAAGCAGGTGATCCTTTGCCAGTGACTTTGCATCCTTTTCCATAGTCCGGTAGCGTACAAACTGTTCGTCGAGAGCATCCATATCCCTTTCAAGCTCGGTGATCTCACCGGACAGTGTATTGATGGATTCCTCATAATCCGCTTTCAGTTCAAAGTATTCCTCGCTTGTCAAAACACCCTGTACAAAGTTCTCATATAGGCCGCGGATCAACCGGCGTTTCTTTTCAATTTCCTGCCGTTTGGATGACATCTGGCCCCTGAGTTTATCCTTTTCCTGTTTTTGCCTTGCCTCCAACTGAAAGAGGGGGAGAGACATTCCCAGGGCAACCGTCAGCTCTTTCTCCAAAACAGATGTGACCGTAGCGATCAGCTCCGTTTCCTGTATCATCACACCCTTGCAGCTATCTTTTTCTACCCGGCTGTTGGTAAGGCAATGAAACCAGTAAATATCCGGCCCTTTTTTGCGCTCCGCCCGCTGCCGGTGGAGACTCCTGCCGCAATCCGCACAGAATACCTTTCCCTTAAAGATATTGGGGGTATATGGTTTTTTTGGCACAGCCTTGCTTTGCTCGCAGACCTGTTTCCGATAGTCCTGTACCGCCTCAAAAACCGCATGGCTGATAATAGGCTCATGGGTATGCCTTGCAACGATCAGATTATCGTCTCCGGCCTGTACCTGCTGGTGGTCTACAATTTTGGTCTTGCCCTGTACCAGATCACCGGTATAAACCTCACTTTCCAGTATCTTCATTACAGTACGGGTCTGCCATTTCCCGCTCCCGATCAGCCCAGGGCTGGTAATTTCACCGGTAGTCTTTTTATAATGGCTTGGGGCAGGAATCCCCATTTCATTCAGATTACGCACAATACGGTTTAACGCTACACGCTCATAAGCCCACTGGAAAATCTGCTGCACAACAGGAGCGGCGGCCTCGTCAATCAGCAGTTTATGACAGTTCTCCGGGTCTTTCCGGTAGCCGTATGGAGCCCGTGCGCCAATATAGTCACCGTCTTTCATGGCCTGCCTTGCCTGGGCCTTGATCTTCCGGCCAATATCCAGCGAATAGGCTTCATTTATCATGTTTTTCAGCGGAAGCATAATGCCTCCGTGAAGATTGCCGGGGTCTGCCGTATCAAACTGATCTGTAACCGCAATAAAACGGACATTGTGCGTGTAGAAATACTGTTCGATATAATAGCCGGTATCAATGGAATTACGCCCCAGGCGGGATAGGTCTTCTTGTGTCAAGTAGGAACTAAAAAATTTTTGAGATTTTACAAACCGTTCATAGGTGGATGACCACCCGTGAACGGCTTGTAACATTCAGCCTATTAGATTTCTGCATCCTCAAAGATGTCTTTGAACTGCCAGACGATTTCGATGCTGTCATGCCCATGAATATAGATAGCGGAGATTAGAGCATGAGCAAGCTCGTATGTAAGCCCTGCGCCTTTCTGGTATTCGCCGAGCACCGCATCAAGCCTTTCATCCGAACAGGGATGTTCAGAATCAAGCTCCTGCATCCGCTGATGACCTTGCTGGATTGCTTCTTCATTCTCAGACATCTTCGCGTCTGTTTCTGCTTTCCGCTTGAGATATTCAGCCTTTGTGATGCTGCCGGAAGTGTATTTCTCATACAGCCGGAGCTTCACTGCCTTGAGCTGTTCGTACTGCTTCTGCAAATCGCGGATTGCATCCGCGCATTCTGTGATGGCAGATTTCCTGCGCTTGCTGATCTCATGCTCTTTAACAGCTTTCTTTTCGACCAGTGTGAGCATTTGCCCAATCGCTTTGTAAGCGGTGTCCTCAATCCATGCCTCGCTGTATCTTTCACCAACCGGGCACTCCGTATCGCGGTCATGTGTTGAGTAAGTACACTGATAGAAATATCCACCCTCATTTCGGAGCTTTCGCCGGGTAAGGGCGCGTTTACAGTTGCCGCAGCACACAAGACCCTTGAGGGGATAATAGCGCAGATTCCGTTTAGGATTCTTCTCGCCGCCCCGGATGACTGCCTGAGCCAGCTCAAACTCTTCCTTGCTGACAATGGCTTCGTGCATCCCTTCGACGATGATCCATTCCTCTTTCTTTTGAGAAATAGTTTTCCGAGAACCTACGCCGCCGGATTTTCGCTTGTGGCCGACCGTTGCCCCTGTGTAAACATAGCTCGTCAGGATCTTGTAGACCATAGAGGCCGTCCAGCTTATCTTTTCGCTCATGCGGCTATACTTCTTCTTGTCAGGATGTTTGCCTTTGAAATATTGCCCGGGCGTCGGGATATTATCATCGTTCAGACTGAGAGCAATCTGTGAGGTATTCCTGCCTTCAAGGGCTTCATCGAAGACCCTGCGCACGACCTCTGCGGCCTCCGGGTCAAGCTTGAGCTTGTTGCGGATTTCGGGATGAAGCACATAGCCGTAAGGAGCGTAGCCGCCCACATACTTGCCTTGCTTCATCATCTGGATTTTTGCCGTTGTCGTTTTGACAGAAAGATCCTTGCTGTATGCGGCATAGATGATGCTGCGCATGACAACCTCAAGGCCACCGGTTGTTCCCTTGTAATCGTCGCTGTCATAGCCGTCGTTGATGGAGATAAAGCGAACGCCCATGAACGGGAAAGTGCATTCGAGATAATTACCCGTCTCGATGTAATCACGAGAAAAGCGGGAAAAATCTTTGACGCAGATCAGGTTGATCTCCCCGTGCCGGACTTTCTCCATCATCGCCGAGAACTGAGGACGATGAAAATTTGTCCCGGTATAGCCATCATCCGCGAACTCAAGTCTCGGATATTTGGAAAGCGTCGGATGGTTGTCAAGGTATCGGTTGATGAGCATACGCTGGTTGCTTATGCTGTCACTCTCAGCCTTGTTGCCGGTGCCGGTATCTTCATCAGCCATAGAGAGGCGGATGTAGATACCGATTGTGTAGTCTTTGTTCATTTACATCGCCTCCTGAACTTCTTTGATACTCTGAATGGTCAGCTCGTAGATGTCACCGTACTTCATGACCAGTTCGACAGCGCCGCCCTCATGGACTTTGACCAATTCAACAGACTCGTCTACTAAATCCTGAGAGAGCTGCGTTGCCGTGCTGACGGATTTCATCAAGGTAATCCACTTGTTATCGACCGACATAGCTTCGTCGAATTTGCTCCGGCGCTGTACTGCCTCATCCAGACGGCGGGACAGGTCAGCGTATTGTTCGTCATAGCTCTTCTTGGCAAAGGAGTATTCCGCTTCATCCAGAAGCCCTTCGGCATAATCCTCGTAGAGGCGTGTCCGCTTCTTAGAAACGCCGTTGAGCCGCAGATTCAGGCTTGTAATGAGGGCATTTTGTTGATCTCGGATGTTTTTCTCGCCCTCGCTGCCCCTGAGCTTATCCAGCAGCTTGTCATAATCAAGCGCTGCCTTGACTTGAAGCTGGATCGCTGCAAGCACATTCGCTTCAAGCATGTCCTGCCTCGTATAATGGGAAGTACAATGCTCATAGCGCCGACCTACTGAGGTACTGCATTCATAGAAGGCATACCAGCGCTTCCGCTTGTCCTTGTCGATCCGTTTCCGGTGGAAGTACATCTTCTTCCCGCAATCAGCGCAGACGATTTTTCCCTCGAAAAGGTTTACGAGCGTTGCCCGGATTTCCTCGGTTTTCTGCATACTCGTCTGGCGAGCCTCAGAAGCCGCTTGGAGGATGTCCTGCACCTTCTGGAAGTCTTCACGGGAAATAAGCGCTTCGTGCGTGTTCGGGAACACAATCCACTTATCCTTGTCCTTGACATTATGGGATTTGATGCCCTTGTAGATCGCCTTCATGGAGCGGCCAAGGACGGTATCACCCACATAATGCGGATTGCTCAGGATGCCGTACAGCGTTGAACTGTACCAGCCTTTGCAGGAGCAGCCGTCGCCTTTGCGGGTTCCGTTCTGGCGTTTCCGCAGCTCCGTATTTGGCGCACCCAGCCGGTCAAGCTCGTTAAGGATCATCGGGATTGACCAGCCCTCGATTTTCCACTGGAACATGAGCCGCACATACGGCGCTGTCTCTTCGTCAATAACCATGTTTGTATGGTCTTCATTCCACCGGTAGCCGTACGGAAGATTGCGCTTCTGGAAGGTCCCTTGCTCCATCTGTGCTTTCAAAGCGGTGGAGACTTTCCGTGAAATATCCTTCGAGTACAGGGCGTTGATCATGTTTTGCAGCGGGATCATCAGGCTCTCATTTGAGCCGTCCGTATCAAAGTTGTCGTAGTGTTCCTTGATTGCAATAAACCGCAAGCCAATCTGTGGAAAAATGCGCTCAAGGTAGGTTCCGGTTTCTATGTAGTCACGGCCAAAACGGCTGAGATCGCGGACTACAAGGCATTTGATCCTGCCGCTCTTGATGTCAGTCATCAGGCGGTTAAACTCAGGCCTGTCGAAAACCGTCCCCGTCCGTCCGTTATCCACATAGACATCGACGAGATCGAGATACGGGCAACCGGCAATATAGGACTTGCATATCTCAATCTGATTGGTGATGACATCCACCTTCTCAGATTTGCCGCTATTCTCCACGGAGAGACGGGCATAAATGGCTGTCGGGAAGATTTGCAGCGGTGCTGCTTCGCAAACCGGCTCTGCGGCTGCGACTTTTCTGCTTTTTCGTGCCATGCGCTCATCCCTCCTTTATCCGGCAACGGCAAGTTCGTCGGCATAGCCGAGAACATATTCAAGTGTCTGCTGATACTCGTCTTTGTACTTGAAGACAATCTCTATCGCGTGATCCTCATAAATCAGGATGCGGTCAACCAGCGCCATGAGGACGCGGCGGTTCAGCTCTTCAATGTTTTCATACTGCTTGAAGAGCGTGACCCAGTTCCGTTCCGTAGCCCCGGTTGCGACCGACTGCTTCATTTCCTTCTTCACCCGAAGAAGAGCTTCCTGCTTTTCCTCAATGATTTTGGTGTAGCTGTTGCGGAACTCAAAGTATTCCGACTTGTCGATGATCCCATCCGAGAGGTCTTCATAGAGCCGGAGCTTGAGCTTCTGATAGCGCTCAATCTCTTCTTCGAGCTTCGCAATCTGCGCTTCATAGTTGAATGCCTTGCGGTTCTGAGAAGGAAGCCGCTCGATCATCTCAAGCGCTTTTTCCAGATTGACCACAAGCTCGATCTGGTCATGGATGGCACGGAACACCTTTTCCTCAACCTCTTTTGCGCTGATGCTGTGTGGGCTGCAGGTCCGGTTATGCTTATTCGTTGAGCAGACATAGTAGATGTATTTCTTTGTCTTCGACGGGACGGTCTTGCGTGTCATAGACTGCTGGCAGTCCCCACAGAACAGGAAGCCGGAAAACAGGTGTGCCTCATCCTGATCAGGCGAGCAGCGCATATCCCGCTTCATCATGGTCTTGACGGCCATGAAATCCTCATAGGAAACAAGTGCTTCGTGCGCCCCCTCGACCTTGACCCACTCGATTTCGTCTTTCGGCTGCACAACGCGCACCTTGTAGTTTGGCGTACCGCGCTTGCCTTGGGCAAGGACACCGATATATACCTCATTAGTGAGGATGCGCTGGACAGCCTTGTAAGTCCACTTTGCAGTGTCGCCGGTCTTGAAGACGGTATCGAACTTCACTCCCGCCGAGTGCTTATACTCCATTGGAGAAAGCACGCCCATCTGATTCAGCCTTGCAGCAATGCGACCGATGGAGAAGCCATCCTTGTACATGGCAAAGATCATCTGCACATACTCGCTGACGGCCTCATCGACGATAAGCTGGTTTTTGTTATCCGGCGATTTCTTGTAGCCATAGGGCGCGAATGCCCCGACGAACTCACCGTTCTTTTGCTTGACCTCCAAGCTGGATCGGATTTTCATGGATATATCCTTGCAGTAGGAGTCGTTGATGAGGTTTTTGAACGGGATAACAAAGGAATCCGACTGCGGATCGCCGGTCAGGCTGTCGTAAGCGTCGTTGACCGCGATAAAGCGGATGCCGAGCTGCGGGAATATCTTTTCCAGATACCGACCGCCGTCGATGTAGTTTCTCGAAAAGCGGCTGAGGTCTTTGACCACGATGCAGTCAATCGCGCCTTTGCGGATTGCGTCTTCGAGCTTTTTGAAGTTTGGACGATTGAAGGAAACACCGCTATAACCATCGTCAACGAACGGCTCACAGACAATTTCCAGATCGTCATGCCGTGCAATGTAGTCCTCGCAAATGGCTCTTTGGCTTGCAATGGAGTTGCTTTCAACTTTGTCCCCGTCTTCACGGGACAGGCGGCAGTAAATTGCCGTCCGGTAAACTTTTCCGGGCATAAAAATAACCTCCGTTTTCTGTTTGGTGTGATACATCAAATCAGAAAGACGAAGGCTTCTGCTTCTTGTATGAGGAAAACACGGTAAAGCCACATGACCCTCAAAGGCAGCGGCTTAGTCCGTGTATTCTTTTTTGACCTGACTTCATTGTATCACAGGCTCAATCGCTTGTCCATAGAACCGGGCGAAAAGATTCAGTTTGTTCATAATCAAAGTCCTCTCAGATAATGTTCCAGACAGTCCTCCAAGGTGGTGTCTGTCTTCGAGAAGCTGATCTTCACGACGGTCTTCCCGTCCAGATAGCAATACGGGTTTCTGATCTGTCGGATAAAATCCCGCAGCCGGTCATCCTGCGCAGCCGCAGGCTCAAGCCGGATGCTGTCCCGCTGGACAAGGGTACTGCGGTCAACCGTCTTCGGGTTGACGCTTCTCATGGTTTCTACGCTCATCATATTACAAACACCTCCCTGATGATGTGAACTGTATTCAGGACAAAAGGATATGGCGGAGCGCCTGTTGGGGACACTCCGCCATATAGTTTTCATCCTGAAAACTTGTATGCTGAATGTAGCTAATTGGTTTGTTTCGTTTTCCGGCATATTTGCAGCTCGCGCCCCTGCCGGAAGAGCCTTGTGGCTCAGGGAATGCTGCGGACTACCAACGGTGAATCGGTATCATGGGACTCTCACCCCTCCGAGGAACGCTCCGAGCCGCCCCCGGCAACCCGGGGACGGAAGTATCATTATACCCAACTTCTCCATCATGGCGAACAGCCGCACCACACGGCAGTTTAGCCCCTCTGTTGATCGCTCGCTTCCCGTAGGAAGGTCTTGGCGGCAGAAGGCAAGTCGCTTCGAGAAAAGAGGAAAGATCCGCAGCACTGGATATTCTGTTTTCAAGGTTCTGTGAAGCTGGTCTTGTTTGACCCCTTCACTTTACAACGGACATTTTTTTCGTAAAACGCAGGTACCGCATAGAAAAAATTAAAAAAATTTTTTTGCCTTCTTTCGGATGAGTGTGATTGCATCATTCACACTCTGTCTTCTCATATTATGTGTCCTTGCGTAGTCCGTCGGCGTTTGTCCACTGGTAATGCAAGCTTTGTAAATATTCAGTTGAACAGAAGTTAATGTCTCCATAAACTCTGCTTCTAACATCCTCAACTCTGCATCCTTAATGCCATCATTCGGATCAGCCAGCCATGCGGACGATTTCACATCATCCTCCGGCATAGCGTCCAGCGACAGTATAGTGGAAGGTTGCGTTTCTTCTTCGTCTCCGCTGGCAGACGAACCGCCAGTATCATAGGATCGCCGCAGCTTCTTTTCCTCATTGCGGAGCGTCTTCATGACCTCGCGGTCAACCTCCGTAGTCTCGCCGGTGGCCTTTACGCGCACCATGCACTTGCCGTCCTCGGTAGTCCAGAGGTCATAGTCGAACTCAACGGGTGTTTTGGGGATTCTTTTCATTGTCTTGTCCTTTCCGCTGGCAGGAAGCAGCGGATGGACAAGACTTAAAAAGAGCCGCATGACGGTGAGTTGATCTTCCCATACCGATAAAACAGAGCTTAGAAAACTCTGTTCATGCGGCATTAGGAAGACTCACCAATCAGCGGCTCCACAGCACAGCTATCATATATTGAATTGTATTTGTTATCTCCTTACCTTCTGTGAAGGTGGAGCAATAACCGTCTCATGTTAATCACATCGAATACGGTTTCCCGGCCACAGGCTTTGCACTTGGCCTGTATGTGACCACGGGAATCCTCGAATACTGCGATGGCGTTATGCCCACAATAGGGACACTTCACCATGCGCATCTTCTGGTTGACAATGGCGCTTCGTGCCCTGCGGATTTTCTCCTGCATCTCAGGTGAAGGCTCTGAGACACGAATGTTTTTCTTCATGCCCATACCTCCAACGGATCGCTATACTCACTGTATGGCCGGGTTTCCAAGTGGCCGAGCTGTTTCAGCCGGATGACGGCGGCTGTCTTGGAAACGCCGAACTGCTGGCAGATCCTATCAAGGGCAACCTTATCCCAATAGGCAAAGGTTCCATCGTAGCTGATCAGCTTCCGGCCTTTGGCATAGTACGCAACGGCAAGATCGATTTCCCGCTGGGGCATCAGGATCGCCGCCCCTAAGACATTGGCCTGCCATTCATTCCAGTCCTCGCGGGTCTTTAGCTCCCGAAGCGAATAGGCTGTCCGGGCGGAGTATTTCCGCCGACAGGCTTCCTGGATTTTATCCGTCTCCATCTGAAACAGGATTTGATGGGCGCACTCATGGGCAAGCGTGAACCGGCGCTTTCCGCAGAGCTTTCGTATCTGGAAAGGTTGAATAAAGCTCGCGTCCATCAAGACCTGATTGCGGTGAAGCGGAATTTTCCGTTGAATGCCATCCATCTCAACAATGTATTCGGTATCTGCATAGGATGTCAGCCCGCAGATGCTTCCATCGGGTGACAGCGGTGCGAAAGACACATCCAAACCGAGATAGTCACGGGCAAACTGGTCAATCGGCGTACCGCGAGGCAACCGCGCCTCTTCGGTATCAGGACCGAAAAAGAACTCGTTGAAGTCCTTGGTGACCGCCACCGCGATCTCTTCAATTTGCCTGTGTGATAAAATCATCTTGCTCCCTCCTTTGCTTCTACAAACCATTTGTTGCCTTCTTGGAAAAGATAAGATTCCCTTCCACGGATCATCACAGTATATCGGATGCCCCCGCCGCCTACCTTTTTGGAAGCGGCACGGCATTTATACAAGATTTGGTCAATCTGAAAGATCAGGCCGTTTTCCCAACGGATGAACCGGGGATGACAGACTCCTTCTTCGTCAACATCCAAGTTGACCGAAACATACGCCTTCCGGCAATGTGTGTTCGTCATAGCCTACCTCCTACTGTCTTGAAAGTTACACATAACCATGCAAAATCGAACTATTCCTGTTGACACTCGTATTGTTCGTGTGGTATCATTAACGCGAACTGAACTTTCGTGTTTGCATAAAGTATAGCACGAACAGCATTTTCACGTCAACAGGTTTGACGCAACTTCTGTTCGTGTTCGCAAAAACTTTTAGAAAGAGGTGCCTTATGAGCTTCAAGGACAGACTAAGAGAAAAAAGGTTGGAAGCGAATCTCACACAGGTGCAGCTTGCGGAAAAGGTATCGGTAAGCGCAAGGACCATTCAGAATTATGAGTCGGGTACCCGCAAGCCTACAAAGTACGATGTTGTAGAGAAGATAGCGGCGGTTTTGGGTACTACTCCCGAGTATCTTCTTGGGCAAAGTGGAATGCTTGTTGTCGCGGCGCATGAGAAGGGCGGCTCAAAAGCAGCCAGAGATATTGATGAGCTTGTCAGTGAAGTGACCGGTATGTTTGCCGGTGGACGGCTCAGTGACGAAGCGCTCGATGGCGCAATGAAGGCGCTGAACGAAGCTTATTGGATCGCCAAAGAGAAGAACAAGAAATATTCTCCGAAGAAATACCGTAAGAGGGCAAGCGAACAGTAAGGCCATTCGCTGTTTGCAATGTCCCCATCAGCGGGAGGTGAGACGATGAATGCTGAGAATCTCTCGAAGGTCGGCAGCAGGCTTGTAAAGCGCTGCGGGACACGAGATCCATTTCGCATAGCACGGCAGCTTGGCATTGAAGTCCTGTTCTGTGAGGACTTCGGCCCGCTCAAGGGAATGTATCGGGTCATCAAGCGCAGCCGTTTTATTTTCATAAACGAAAACCTGAGCGCTCAGATGCAGCGGATTGTCTGCGCTCATGAGCTTGGGCATGATCAGTTGCACCGCAATCTGGCAAAAGGAAGCGCGATACAGGAGTTCATGTTGTATGACATGACCACGAAGCCGGAGTATGAGGCGAACATCGTTGCCGCAGAAATCCTGCTCGACACCGATGAGATTCTTGAGTACATCTATGACTATGGCTATACATCCGAACAGATCGCCCGGGCGATGGAAACGGACATTAACCTTGTCGCATTGAAAATCGCCCACTTGGCGGAAACCGGATATGACCTCCGGCGCATTGAACATAAGAGCGACTTCCTGAAATAAAGACTTTACGATGGAGGCGACGAACGATTTGAACTATGACTCCTATCTTGCCCATGCCATAGAGATTTTTAACGACAGGATGGACGCTGGCTTCTCCGGGGATGACATCATCCTTACCTGTTTCATGACTGAGGATCAGAAGGAAATTTTCGAGCAGTTTTGCTCCAAGTATTTCCCTTACCGGCTGAACGACCGGTATCAGGAGGAAGGTTATTTTGACTTTCGGGCATCCTCTTTTATCGGGATGGATAACGGCGGCAAGGACGGCATCCTGCTCCGCACGGACATACCCTATCATCCGGTTGAACTGCTCCACATCTTCCTGCATGAGCTGGCGCACATCTACTGCGCCCACCATGAACTGGACGGGAAGAGCTTCTATGACGAATACTGCATGGACTACGCGCCAACCAAACAAGAGGACGGCATCATCAACGCCGGATATGCGGTTTGGCGGGAGTGCATTGCAGAGATCATCGCCATTGAGCTTGACGATAACTGCAAAATCGTCCCTCTCAAGAAGAAGGCAGATGTACTCCGTCAGCTCAAAAGCGAAATCGAACCGGTAGACGGAAAGCTGGCGGTCAGTGAAATTTTGACGGCTATCATGACCAGCTCAGAGATTGAAGCATCCCAAACATGGGAAGAAGCAGAAACGGCCATCCAAAGCCTGAACCTGTTTGATACCCCGCCGGAGATGGGCTTATTCCGCCTTGTCTACGCCCAGCTAAGAACCACCTTCCTTGAGGTCGATGTGGGCTTCATCCATGAGCTGGGCTATCTATACTTAAATGTACTTTCTATGGCCGTCATCCGCAATTTGCGCCAACACTGATTTGTTAAAGTTGGGAGTGAGTAAAATGATGGAGAAAATGGAGAACATTGTGTTCGACCGTAATTATGAAGAAGACGAGCCTGACCCACTGGCTCAAGCTATTTTTGACCGGGTAAACGCCCCCGGCGGCTTCTTAGAAGAATTTTCAAAGAAGATGGATGCCATCCCGAAGGTGATTGTTCCGAAGGATAAGGAAAACTACGAGTATCTGTTGGGAAGATGCGACGAGTTTGCAAAGCGTCATCACGGCAAAATTCATGGTGTCGTTGACTTTGAGCATTGGGACGCCCACATCGACCTGACGCTGCCCATGCTTGAGTTTGACGATCCAGAGGATATGTCGCTTCTAAAAGACATCGGGGAAAAGGCGCATTATTGCTGCATTACCACACAGGAAGACGGCAAATTCCATTTTCATGTCATGATCAATTATTTCGAGGAAATTATGTCAGAGGAATACGGCGACTATCTGAAATTTGAAACGCTTGCTGAGGACGATGAACTGGCGGCTATGCTCAATATGGGCATCAGCGAAGAAGATGAAGCCGTTGTCCGTCTGATTGGGGAAATCCTCGACCGGTTTGACAATGAAACTCATGTGGACAAGACCACCGCATTTAAGGCAGTAGCCAGCTACTTAATGCAGAACGACCCGGATGCGATCAGTTATGAGCTGATTGCCGCCACACTCACCGCCTTATTGGAAAAAGTATTGGACGATGAAAAGCACGAGGAGGACTGAAACAATGAAATATCTTCTCTACCGCTCTTTTGGAAATCTTGAGAAAGATGTCAAGAAGCACGAGCTGGTTGCCGTTGAGTATGGAAAAGACATTGACGATGTGGCCGATGCGCTGATTAAAGCGGCAGCGGATGACCTTGCCGGTATGCCGGAATACGAGCGCTGTGAGACAGCGGCCTATGCACCGGAGCCAATCAAAGATTTTCGGAAGGTCCGGCGCTATCAGTATGAGATGACGGGTATCGTCTATCCGCCGAATGCTGATAAGAACATTCTGATCGACTTTGGCATTGTAGAAACACAAGAATAA